AAGCATTGAAAGATTTGCAATGTGAAAGCGATTCCCAAAATTTGGGGGTTTATTTGTTTGATGAAAACGGCGCAATTGGTGCATTGCAAGACCCGACAAAAGCAACAACGCATTATCCTATTCCAATTCGTTCTTTGTTTATCGGGGATAAAACATTGGGAGGATTTGAGGCACCCGATAGCAACGCAATACAATGGTCGTTTTTACCTAATTGGTCGGATGATTTGGCTATTATCGTACCGGAAGATTTTAACCCGCTAACAGACTTAAAAAATGCAGCAGGGTAAACAAACAATAGTGACGTTGGAAAATGAAACATTGAAAACGACACGAGATTTTGAAGTTAGCCACGCAGAAAGACTTTTAAAAATGCCAAATAACGGCGGTTGGCAGTTACCGGAAAATAGTAAATTTGAATTTGACAAAGAAAATGGGCTTAGATATAAGAGAAATAAAAAAGCAGATAACGGAGCCACGGAACAAAGCGGCGATAAGTAGGGCGATTTACCACCAAAACCGCATACGATTTCATGCGGAAAAGGCGTTGACGCCATACATTACGCAACCCGTGACCGATTTTTTGGCTTATGTTTCAAACCTTATACCCGCAGACAAATTCAAAGTGTTCAAAACATTGTTCCGTTACCCCGTAAAGACAAACGAGGTAACGGGCGTTTGTTTTGATAAGTTGAGCCGCATTTTTGACGGTCGTAACCCGGCGTTCAATTATCAGTTTATGAACAGCGAACAAAGGGACGATTGGGAGTATTACAGACTACACGTATTGAAAGAACCCGAAATTTGGAGCACAAAGGGATGGGAATATTTCAAAACCGAAATTAACAGCGTATTAATTGTTGATTTGCCAAAAGAGCAATCCCCCGGCGATAATTACCCGCAACCGTACTTTTATTGGTTGCCAATAGAACACGTTATTTCATACAAGGCAGACAAAACAACGGGCGTTATGCGTTGGATAATATTCCGGCAGGACGACAACCGTATTGCCGTAATTGACGATGAACGATACCGGGTATTTACCGAGGAAAAAGGCAATATTGGCGAATTGCTGATTGATAGCCCGCACGATTTGGGATATTGCCCAGCACGTTTTTTTTGGAACGAACCATTGAGTTTGAGAGAACCGGACGTTAAGGCGTCCCCGTTAACAACCGAGTTGGAAAGTTTAGATTGGTTCCTTTTTTATCATTTATCAAAGAAAAATTTGGATATGTACGGGTCGTACCCGATTTATTCCGGATATGAACAAAGTTGCGATTTTACGAACGGCGAAAACGGCGATTATTGCGACGGCGGGTTTTTGAAAGATAAACAAGGCTATTATAAATTGGACCAAGCGGGTTTATTGATGCGTTGCCCGAAATGCGGAGATAAACGAATTGTCGGGGTTGGTTCATTCATTGAAATTCCGGTACCGGACGGCGACAAACAGCCGGATTTGCGCAACCCGGTTCAGATGTTGACCGTTGACCGTAATAGTTTGGATTATAACGTTAGCGAGGAAGAACGGTTGCGTACAAACATAATTACGGCGGTTGTTGGTACCAACGAGGAAATAACAACCCGTGACGCATTAAATGAACAGCAAATTAAAGCCAATTTTGAAAGCCAAAGCACGGTATTAAACCGGGTTAAAAAAGGCTTTGAGGCGGCGCAAAAGTTCGTTGATGAAACCGTTTGCCGTTTGCGTTATGGAACAATGTTTGTTTCGGCAAAAATCAATTATGGCACCGAGTTTTATTTGTCTGATGCAACCCAATTGCGAGAACGTTATAAGATGGCGAAAGAAAGCGGAGCAAGCGAGGGGGAATTGGATGCGCTACAAAATCAGATTATCGAAACGGAGTACAGACACGACCCAATACAAATGCAACGTATGTTAGTGTTGGCAGAATTGGAGCCGTACCGACATTTGACACGTCCGGAAGTATTAGACTTGTACGAAAAACAGCTAATTACCGAGGATGAATTGCGCGTTAAATTGAATTTCGCTAATTTTGTACGTAGGTTTGAACGTGAGAATACAAACGTTTTGGAATTTGGCAGCCAAATACCATTTTCCAAGAAAATTGAAGTAATAACAAATAAAATTTATGATTATGCGAGTGAAAGCAGAAACAGAGGGTAAAACAAAGGACGTCGGATTGTTGGACGTTACCCCGGAAAATTTCATTGTGCCGCAAGGCGAGGAAAGTTTTTACCATTGTCGTATTGAGGTTGTAAAATTCAACCAAGAAACGGGCGAAAGAATTTCACGACCACGTATGCAGGTTTTCGGAAAAAAGTTCTTTGAAACATTCGGATTGCACAATTTGCGAAAAATGGGTTATAAAGTTGACATTATGCACGACCCGAACGTTTGGGAGGCAGCGAACAAAGAAAAGATTGAAGCCAGCAAACGAGCAAAGGCAGAAGCAGCAGCAAAGGCGGCAGCAGAAGCAAAGGCGGCAGAACGTGAACAAATGAAAGCCGAAATTATTGCAGAACTGACAGCCGCCGGAGTTATCCCAGCAGAACCAAAGAAAGCCGGACGAAAACCAAAAGCCGAAAAAACAGCAGAAGCAGAGGAAGCGGCAGGCGATAGCCCGGAAAACAACGAGAATGTTTAACCATTAAAAATTACGAATATGGCACAGATTGCACAGCAAGACAATTTGGTTATTGAAGTAACCACAACCGCCGCAGCATTGGACGGCGACACAAAGAAAAAGTTGATTGAATGTATTGAGGGCGGAACAATTACCGACGTTATTTTGGTAACAAAAGAGGCTGAAAAGAAAATCAACCATGCACGTGTTGTTAGTTGGTTGGTTGACATAACCGGGGATTCCCCAAAATACACAATTGATATTATTAACGCAAACAGCGGAAAAGTAGAAGCAATCGCACTTAATTAATTCAAAGGGTAAGAATATTATGTTAACGAGAGAAATTTTAGTTACAAATGCGGTTTTGTCGGGATTGTCTGACGAACAGATTACAGCGATAACAACATTATCGCAGAATGACGAAAACAGCGTTATTGCCAAGAAAACGGGCGAAATTTACGGGGCTTTGGATGCCGATATTTTGGCGGTTTCCGGTATCGCTAAAAATGGAACCGAAAAAACGTATGATTACGCAAAACGTGTAATGGGGGAAATGAAAACAAAAGCCGATGGCGCAACCGGGCTGCAATCGCAGATTGATTCATTGACCAAGGAAAAAGCCCGTTTGGAAAAGGCAATTGCCGATGGTGCGGCAGATGCGGAAACCGTGAAAGCATTGAAGCAGGCAAAAGCAGATTTGCAGAACGTGACAACGCAGTTTACCGAGTTGACAACCAAGTATGAGGCAGAAAAGGCAAACCACGAAAAAGAATTGTTTGGAGTAAGAATTGACAACGCATTGCAGACAGCCGCCGCCGGGCTTAAATTCAAAGCAGGATTCCCGGAAAGCGTAACAAAGGTTATTTTGACGCAGGCGACCGAAAAAGTAAAAGGCATGAACCCGGAATATATAGACGACGGAAACGGCGGAAAGGTTTTGGCGTTCAAAGATGCAAGCGGCGCAATTATGCGCAATCCAAACAATCAGTTGAACCCATTCACGCCCGCCGAGTTGCTGACAAAAGAATTGGAAACGATGGGAGTATTGGAGCAGCAAAGACAACAGCTAGGAGGCGGCACAAATAAGCCCGCAGGCGGTGCCGGAGGCGGCGGAATTACATTGGACGTAAGCGGAGCCAAAACGCAATCAGAGGCGTACGAACTTATTACAAAACAATTGATGGCGCAAGGTAAAACGGTAGGTTCCAAAGAGTTTGACGAAGATATGAGAAAGGTTTGGCAGGAAAATAGTATTAACAAATTGCCGGAGAGATAACCGGGTAATGGGTAAACCCGCATTTAATAACAAATTAAAATAAAAAGACTATGAGTTTAATTGCAACAAGATTACAGAATTGGCGAGTAGAAAACCCGGAGTTAGACCGTAATATGACCCGTCCGTGTGAGTATGGCGCATTGGATTTTTTCATTGAACAGACCAACGCCGGAAATTCCATTTTGTCCCCGAAATTGCGTGAACGTGCGTTTGCCTCAATCGGAAATACGGTACAAGTTCCGGTTATCAATTACGATGGCGACGTTACGGTTAGCAACGTTCGTACGTGTGTTATCCCGGACGATGAAAACACGTCCGCACTTTATACCGTGGTTTGGGCGACATATTCCGTCGGCTTTACAATGGTGCCAACGTTGTATATGAACAACGAAATTTCGTATGACCACGATTTCAACCGCAAAATGGAAAAGGTTTGCAGAGCGTTTGCAAATTCGTTGGACCAAGCAGCCGTTGCAGCGTTGGAGGCAGGAAAAACCCAAGTATTAAAAGACAAGTTGAATTACAATTTCGCTGCAAACGTTATTGAGGTTCCAACGCAGATGGCAACCGAAATTATGGGCGATATTAACCCGATTATGCGTGCAAATTGTTATCCGGGTTTGGTTCACGTCGTAGGTAACGCCGGAATTGACAGCCTTATTAAAAAATTGGCACAGCACGGTATTTATAACGACGTAAACAAGCGTATGGAATACGAAAATAAAGTGTTCCATTATACAAACAACGTCGTAAATGAAGCTAGCAAAAACGGCACATTCTTTGCCGTAGAGGATGGTAACGTTGGCGTTTTAACACGTGTTGACCGTGAGGCGTTGAACCGCACCCGTGCGAATTTCCACGAATGGGACATTGTACGTTTGCCGTACATTGATTTGCCCGTTGGTTCGCACTATTACACAGCAGTTGGCGACCAGTCACAGACAGCAGGCGCAGCGAGTGCCGATATGACGTGCAACGTGAAAGAATATTTTGGATTTAGCGCAGACGTTGCGTTTGTAATTGCTTACAACAGCAACCCAACAACCGTTGCAAATCCGATTATCAAAGCGCAGATTGCAGCACGTGTGGAAAATGTACCTTTGGGTATGCCTGTATATGTAACCAACGCCGGGGAATTTCCCGCCGGAGGTGCGAGCGCATAACGCCGGAGCATAACGAATTATTTAACCGAGGGGACGGGGTGGTTATCCCCGCCCCCTTATTTATTTCAAACGCAGATGTATAGACTTAAAGAAATACAGGACGCATTATTGCAAGTCGTCGGGTGGGAACAATCATACGACCCGGCAAAGGCAATTGACAATTATATGACTGAAACGGAAAGCGGGTTGTATTTTCAAGGTGCGCACCCGCTTTTGACGTTGGATAATATGGAAAGTATTATGCCGGATGATTGGGGGCTGCAATACCCGGAATGGAACATGATATTGCCGTACAAAGCCGGGCAGAAAGTGAGCCATAACGGTATTGTTTGGATTGCTAAAATTGACAACACCGGAGAGGAACCAACGGCAAGCGATTTTAATAATGATTACAGCCGGGAGGATTACGGAAACCCATATTGGAAACCGTATAATATGTTGACGGACTTTTTGGAGAGAATGACCCGAAACGGAATTGCGACCGCAATACAGACGTTTACACAGATTAAGCAGTTAGACAAAGAAACACGTAATTTGTTGGAGCGAAAAACGTTCTTTGATGGTGCCGGACGCATACGGGCGACGTTGCAAAACAATCATAAGTTGGTAGGATTTGAAATTGTCCCGGTTCGTGCAATGGGAGTGACGGCGAAAATTGAAAAGATAGGTTTGCAAATGACCGGGGGGACCGGGGTTGTTAGAATGTATTTGTTTCATTCGTCGCAGATAGACCCAATAAAGACTTTTGATTTGAATTTTACCGTTACAAATGGCGGTTTTCAGTGGTTCCCGTTAACTGATTGTTATTTGCCGTATATAAGCGACAAGAACAACGCCGGGGGGTCGTGGTTCCTTTGCTACAATCAAGACGAATTACCCGCCGGAATGGAAGCAATTAACGTATCAAAGGATTGGAGCCGGGAGCCGTGCGGAACGTGCAACATTGGTTCCGTTGAGGTTTGGCGAGAATTGACAAAGTATTTGCAAGTAACGCCGTTTATGTACCATGCGCCGGAAACGTTCGCAGAATATCCGGAATTATGGGACATTGCGCAAACCTTATACACAAGAACACAAAATTACGGGTTGAATTGCGAAATTACAATTGGATGCGATTTAACCGATTTTGTTATTTCTCAAAGGGCTATTTTCCAAACCGTGATACAACGGCAAGTTGCCGCAATTGCGTTGCGTACGTTAGCAATGAACCCCAACGTAAGGGTAAACCGCAATCAGTCAAACGCAAGCCGTACAGACATTTTGTATGAGTTGGACGGGAACACGTCCGGCGTTAGACCCGGCGGGTTGGGGTATGATTTAAAAAAGGCGTATGAGGCATTGCGGATTGATACGCAGGGATTAGACCGCATTTGTTTAAGTTGTAACAACAGAGGCGTAAAATACAGAACCGTGTAATTATATAATTCAAAGGGAAAATTGTATATAATTTCATGTAAAAATTGTATTTATGAAAAAGATAACCGATTTACGAAAAAGGGTTGCGGATTTCAACGAGGCTTTGACGTCCGGGCGGATAATACAAAACATTATATGGGACAATGAGGCATATATAGTTGATTTGAACGCCGAGGAACAATTGTTTGAACAAGGTATTAACCGTTTGGGCGTCGAAATTTCGGATTATGCACCATACAGCCCCGTAACAATCGCAATTAAAGAGGCTAAGGGACAGCCGACAAACCGGGTAACGTTACGGGATGAGGGAGATTTTGAAAGTAGTTTTTATTTAGAGGTTGGCGACAAACAATTTGAAATTAAAGCGTCTGACTTTAAAACAGAGGATTTAATAAAAAAATACGGTCGTCAAATATTGGGTTTAACCGACGAAAATATTTCAATATTGATTTGGAAATATATTTTCCCGGATTTAATGGCAGAAACAAAAAAACAAATTTATGGCAAATAATGTAAAAGCCCCGGTTATTGACAACCCGGAATTGTTAGACCGGATAATTGGAAACATGCAAAACGGATTGGTTGATAATTTGCCGTGGTTGGATTTTGCATTTGGCAGGGCGGAAAGACTTGTTAAATACAACGGGAACCAAAAGCGATATTATACGCCAAATGTTTATTCCGGCAATAACGATTATATGGAAGTAACGCCGGATGCAAATATTGGTAATTTCTGTTTTTTTTGGGTTGACGACCCGCAAAACATAAGTTGGGAACCCGGCGCTGATATTGGGATAAAAACGGCGTTTTCGATTATCTTTTGGTTTGATTACAGAAAGATATACAACGATGCAAGCACACGCAACAAAGAGGATTTGAAGCGGCAAATATTGGACGTTTTGAACGGCGGTTTTTTGGTGCGAAATGGAAGTTACAGAATAAACAAAGTGTACGAATTGGCGGAAAACATTTACAGGGGCTTTTCGTTGGATGAAATAGAAAACCAATTTTTAATGCACCCGTTCGGCGGATTCCGGTTTGAGGGCGAATTGAGTATTGGAGAAACATGTAAATTGTAGTATATGGAACATTTTATTTATAACATTATTGTTGTCGCATTAATAGCGGCTTTTGTGCTGACGTTATTACGCAAATGGGGCGTCATTGAATGGGTACAGATTCACGGGAACGATTTCTTTTCAAAGATGTTTAATTGCGATTTCTGTTTGTCGTGGTGGACGTGCGTTCTGATTTGTTTCTTTGCGTTGATATTTACCGGGAACCCCGCATTTTTGGGCGTTCCCTTTTGTAGTACAATGATAACACGTGTTTTGCTATGAATGAAGAATATGTAAAAATTAAGGATTACCCATATTATATTAGCAATATGGGTAATGTAAAAAATAAAACAGGTAGAATATTAAAACCTAAAATAACAAATAAGGGTTATTTGTCGGTAGCATTATACAACGCTAATGGTAAGCGGTGGTGTTATATTCATAGACTTGTAGCAATGCATTTCCTTATTAACTCTGAATTAAAGCCTAATGTTAATCATATTGATTGTAACCCGCTTAATAACAACGTTGATAATTTAGAATGGTGTACGCAATCTGAAAATATTAAATATTCAGATAGTTTAGGGCGTTGTAAAATAAGAGATTATAGATATTGTGAAAGTGGAAAAGGACATGGGAGAAGTTGTCGTATAATATGCAAAAAAGGTGATAATATACAAATATTTGAAAGTATAAATATCGCTGGTATGAAGTTGGGTATATCACACCAAAATATATGTAAATGCTTAAAAGGGGAAAGGAAAACCGCAAAAGGATATAGTTTTAGGAGGGCATAATATGAAAGAATGTATTATAAATAAACATAATGTTGTATTGTATGATAGTATAGACGAATTGCCGATGTTGCGTTTCCACAAGTATAACAAAATGCTTTTGGTTGACGCCGGGGTTGGTTCTGATTTATCGGATTTTGACCGACATATTGAAAAGGTAATACGTTATTTGAACAGCCCAACGCCAAACATGGCAACCGTTGAGTTGGAAAATATGCGCCAAAACATATATTTCATTCAATCCGAGGTTTCCCCCCGGCATTTGGCTTTTGCCGTGTTGGTTAAATCAATAAATGGTAAACCCCGAAATGATTTGTCAGATGATGGATTGCAACAAACAATGAGTCTTTTTAAAGACGTTGCAAATTCAGAGATAACCGCCCATTTGGAAGCGGTTAAAAAAAAAATAGACGATGAATTGCGTTTGTATTTTCCCCGGTTGTTCGATGATGCGACATTGAAAGAGTATTACGATAAATTGAAACAAAGAACGATTGTTGTATTACGCACAATAATAGACGGTCGGGCAACCGAGGCGGACGCAAAAGAGATTGACGACATTACGGCGGAGTTGATAACCTATTTCAACCCGCAGACGTTTACCGGGTCGGAAAGCGTGGAAATTAGGCATGACAGACAATTTGAAAATATGTGTTTGATATTGTCCCAAAATTTGCATGTTGACCCAAAGAAATTTACCGTTTTGGAATATTACAACGCATTTGAGTATATCAAGGAACAAGCCAAAAAAGCAAACAAGCAAAAAAAGGCAAAATAAGGCGATTTCCGGCGTTTTTATTTTTAGGCGATAAATTACACACTTGAGAAAAGAAAATGCAACAGACGGGGGAATTTCCCGTAAATAACTTAACAATCGGCGTATGGCAGATAATAACAACCCAATCAAATATTCGGATTTAATAAGCCCGGATAATTCGATTACAGATTTGATAAAACAATTGGATGAACTTTCGGACACATATACAAATGCGCTGAAAAATATCAAAGCCGAAGCAATACAATTGGCGGAGATTCTGAAAAAGGTTTCCGGCGCAACGGAGGACGGGCGAAAGACAACCAAAAAAGCCGCAGACGATGCGGAACGTTTGGCACGTGCGCAACGTGATTTGGCGTTTGCAGAAAGCGAGAACGCCAAAAAGTTAGCCGAGTTAAAATTGGCACAGCAGGAAGCGAACCAAATTAATAAACTGATTGTGAAAATAAATCAATCCGCCGAGGGTAGTTATAACCGTTTATCGGCGCAATATTCATTGAATAAGATTTATTTAAACAACATGACTAAAGCCGAACGGGAAAACACCGAGGAGGGGCGAAAATTGGTTGCACAAACCAAAGAAATATACGAAGAAATGAAACGTTTGCAGGAAGCAACCGGGAAATTTCAATTGAACGTCGGAAATTATACGGAGGCGTCCGACGCAATGATTGCGTATGGCGACAAATTAAAAGAAACGTTAGGTTTAAATAGCGCATTTGGCGAAAGTCTTTTGGCGTTAGGACGTGGCGGGGCTGAAAGTAAAGCCGTTTTTACAGCTATTGGCGACGGGGCAAAAGCATTGGGAAAAACTTTGTTGGGATTACTTTCAAACCCGGTTTTTTTGGCGATTGCCGGAATTACGGCGGCGGGTGCGGCGTTTAAATGGTGGTACGATTATAACGCCGGGTTAGTTGAGGCAACGAGATTGACGCAACAATTTACCGGGAAAAGTGGCGATGATTTGAAAGCGTTTAGAAATGAGGTGCAAGCCGTCGCCGATTCATTCAACGCAGATTTTCGGGAAACATTGATTGCAACAAACGCATTATCAAAACAATTTGGTATTTCTGCAAATGAGGCATTGCAATTGGTTAAGGATGGGTTTTTAGCCGGAGGCGATGCGAACGGGGAATTTTTAGACACGTTGAAAGAATACCCGGCATATTTCAAAGAGGCGGGAATATCAGCAGACCAATTTGTTGCAATTGTTACCCAAACAAACAAAATGGGTATCTTTTCAGACAAAGGCGTTGACGCAATTAAGGAGGCAAATTTGCGTTTGCGTGAAATGACGACGGCGACGGCGGCGGCTTTGGACGGTATCGGTATTTCGTCGGAACAAGTTCAAAAAGATTTGCAGACCGGAACCAAAACAACGTTCGATGTTATACAAGACGTTTCCGCAAAATTGGCAGAATTGCCGGATAATGCGGCAACGGTCGGGGCTGCAATTGCAGATATATTCGGGGGGCCCGGAGAGGACGCCGGATTGCAGTATTTGCGCACGTTGAAAGATATTTCAACAAACATGGATGAAGTAAAAGGGAAAGCCGGAGTTTTGGCGCAATTGCAGGAGGAACAATTGCAAAGCCAAATTGAGTTGCAAAACGCATTATCCGGGTTGTTTGACGCAACCGGAGGGAATTTTGAAACGTTGACAACGCAGGCAAAAGTTTTTGTTAACCAAGGATTGACGGCGATAATAAAAGGGGTTATTGATGTTGTCAATTACTTTATTGAGTTGTACAATGAAAGTGTTTTGATACGTGCCATTTGGAACGGTATAGTTGCCGGATTTAAAACCACATTTGACACGTTGGGAAATTTGTTTGGATTCTTTATTGATATTGTCAAAGCAACCGGAACCGCATTAAAGGGAGCGTTTACGTTGGATTTTGACGACGTTAAAAAAGGGTTGTCAGATTATGCAGCCGCATACGGAAATTTGGTAAAAGCACAAGTAAAGGACATTACCCAAAATTTCAAAGAGGGGTTGGATGATATGCAAAAGAAAATAAAGCCGATAACAATCCCCGTTTCCGTAGGAGATACGCCAAAAGAACCGACCGGGAACAAACCCGTAACAACACAGGACCCAACCGTAACGCCGAGGGGTAAAAGCGATGCGGAAAAGGCAGCAGAACAGCAAGCAAAACAAATTGAGGCGGCATATAAAAAGAATTTGGAAGCAACCCGAAAATTGCAGGATGCACAATTGCAGTTGGAAACCGACGAATGGGCAAAGCGTCGCCAACAAACGCAATATCAGTATTCCCGCCAAATTGAGGATTTACAACACCAATTGCAGACCGAAAAGGATTTGAACGAAACCGGACGCCAAGCGATAAACGCCACAATTACGGCGTTGGAACAGCAACAAACCGAGGCATTATTGAAAATCGAACAAGACCGACAATTGCAGGAATTGGCGTTGCAGAAAGAAAGCATTGAATTACGTTTGCAAGCAGTCAAAAAGGGAAGCGAGCAGGAAAGACAATTGCGGATGCAGTTGTTGGAAAACGAAAGACAAACCGCATTATTACAGAACCAACAGAAACCGACCGGGCAACAGCAAGACGCCGGGGCGATTAATGCAAGTTTTGACGCAAAGGGAGCCGGAATTGCGGACGAATATTTGCAAGCGCAATTACAGATATTCGACCAACAACAATCGTTGGCACAATCGGAGTTTGATTTGTTGAGAAATTCAGAAGCCCGGAAAACTCAATTCCGTTTGCAAGCAGAAAAGGAACGTTTGCAAAAGGTTTTAGAATTAAATCAGCAAGCCTCCAATAAATTGTCTGATGTTGAGGTACAAACAATTCAAAACACTATTAAAAAAATAGACCAAGAAATTGAGCAATCCAAAGGGGAGGAACGAGGAACAGACATTTACGGTTTGTTTGGGCTTAATTTGGACGACGACCAAAAAGAGGCAATTAATACGTCTATGCAATACGCATTGGATGCGTTAAATACATTCACGGCGGCACGTGTTGCCGCAGCAGATGCAGCCGTTGAGCAAGCGGATAAAGAGGTTTCCGCCGCACAATCGGCGTTGGATGCAGAATTGGAAGCAAGGGCAAACGGGTACGCAAATAATGTTGTACAAGCGCAAAAGGAGTTGGATTTGGCAAAGAAAAACCAAGAAAAAGCGTTGAAAGAACAACAGAAAGCGCAAAAACAGCAGGCAGCAATACAAACATTGCAGCAAATCGGAAACATGGTAACAGCAACGGCGTTGATATGGTCGCAATTAGGTTTCCCGTTTGCAATACCTGCAATTGCCGTAATGTGGGCGAGTTTTGCAGCGTCTAAAATCAAGGCGGCGCAATTGGCAAAACAGACCGGAGGAACCGGAGGAACGGAAACATACGGCGACGGTACCGTTGAACTTTTGGAGGGCGGTTCGCACCAAAGCGGAAATGATATTGATTTAGGAACGAAACCGGACGGAACCCGCCGACGTGCCGAGGGAGGCGAATTTTTCGCCGTGATAAATAAACGAAGTTCACGCCGTTTCAGAAAGATAATACCGGACGTTATCAATTCGCTAAACAATGGTACGTTTGCACATAAGTATTTAAAATCCTATTCAGACGGCGACGGTTTGACGTTAAACGTTACCGGACAAAGCCCGGATTTACGCAATTTGTCGGATGATGTAAGGGAAATTAAGGAACAGAACCGACGACGGGTTTACGTGGATGGCGACGGAAATACGATTGAAAGTTACAAGAATTTGAAACGTAAAATAAAAAGACTATGACACCAAAATATAGATTCTTTTTGCAGATAGGGGAGGACGGAACCAAACAAACCGTCCGCCCCAATTATAAGGATGATTTAACGTTGGATTATGAGTTGGAAACAAATCAAAGGTTTTACCGGGCTAAATTGTCCGGTAAAATAAACTTTGTCCGTGCTGATTACGATATTATCAATAACGCCCCGTTTGATTCTGAATTTTTCCTATATATCGAAAAAAGCGATGATTGGGGACAAACATACAATCAATACTATAAAGCAAAGTTTATGAAAACGGATTGTACGTTTAATGATGATGATAAATTGGTTACGGTACAGCCGGAAACAATAGACCAATACAACGACGTTTTGGCAGGATTGGAAAAGGAATACAATTTAATTGAGTTGGCCCCACAAATCGAATTTCTTACAATAAGAAAACGCCCATTGATACAAATATACGTTCCCGGAGATAGTATTGTTTCGTGCTTTTTGGGCGGCACGAATTGGGAACAAGACGCAAACGCCACGACTGACCCAAACGCATTAATACAAACCTATCATTTTGCACTATGTAATATTTTGAAAGAAATACAAATTACGTCGCACGGTTCCCCGGCGGTAATATCCGGGCTTTATGTTGGGCGGATGTCGACGGGTGTAAGTCCTGATGAATTTATGGGAGATTTATACCCGGAATTAAATGTAAATTATTATATCCATATTGCACAAAAACTAGTTGCGGGTGGGCTACCTATTGGGCTAGCAGGTGTTGAGATACGCCGCCGTTCTGATGATGTGGCAATGTTCCGGTTTACAAAGATAACGCAAGAACCTTTTGATACGTTGGAATTTGATTTAACCGCCGTTGAGGGTTCTGGAGCAACGGGTACGATGCACGCCGATATGAAAAGTTATAATATATACGCCCGATATTTGGTTGATGTTGATAAAATAGACGATTTAGATACATACCCGTTGCCGTCCGATGATATTGTAGATAATAATAGAAATTACCGCCGGGCAATTGGTTACGCAATCGACGTGGCATTTATATCTAAAAATTTTTCAGATACGCCGACCGAGTGGGGATTAGCCGACAGTGGAAAGTATTTTGCGCCGCCTTATTCCATATATGGACAAACGTTTTATCCAATCGCCCGGTCAACGTGGCGTTATGCGTCGTTATGGTTTGGGTTTTATCTGATGGATTGGATATTAGAGGAAAAAGCCCGAAAAGCATATACTTTGCGTGATGCGTTTACATTGTCGTCATGTATCAATGTGCTATTAAAAGAATTTGCGCCCGGAATAACGCATGAAGCGACGCCGGAATACAGCCAATTTCTTTATAACACAAACAATCCTATTTCCGGGCAGTCATTTAAGTTGCTAATAAGTCAGAAAAGCAATATCATTAATGGCGAATATCAAACCCCGGCGCAAAAAGCCCCGGTTACATTGCAACAGATTATGACGATGTTACGGGATATTTACAAATGTTATTGGTATATTGAGGGCGGAAAATTTAAGATTGAACAAATAAATTGGTTCAGAAATGGCGGTTCGTATGGATATAACCCGATTATTGATTATGATTTAACACAATTAGAAAACGTTAGGAACGGCAAAAAATTAGCTTTTGCAACGTCTGAATATTCATTTGACAAAGTAGAAATGCCGGAACGTTATCAATTTGAGTGGATGGATGATGTAACAACACCATTTGAGGGTTTACCAATAGAAATTACGTCCAAATATGTAACAGCCGGAAAGATAGAAGAAATAAATATTTCCAATTTTACGTCCGATATTGATTTGATGTTGTTAAACCCCGGTGCAATTAGTTTGGATGGATTCGCATTGTTAGCGGCGGTTACGCCGTCCGGCGGCGGACAATTGGAATTGCCGTTTACAAGACAAACCGTTGATAATGTAGAATACTATCTGCAAAACGGTTATTTAGCGTTTATCAATATACAACCGACGTATTGGGTTTATGATATGCCCGCAAGACGTTTTAAAATAAATAATACGCCCAATTATGCAATTGGGATTGAGAGAAAGAAAAAACAAACATTGAATTTCCCGGCAGGAACAACAGACCCAAATCCGATGCAGTTAGTTAAAACATATATCGGTAACGGTCAAGTTGATAAACTTTCAGTAAATTTGTGTAGTAGAAACATTAAAGCAACGTTGAAATATGATACCGAATAACAATATAAGCGTTTTACCGTGGTACACGTCAATAAATGAACAGAACCACAGAAAAAGTTACGCATACGGTGCAATTTACCCGTTGTTTGCCCCGGCTGATAGATTGTTACCTTTTCAGATAATCAGAAACACACGGGCAAATAATGTGTCGTCGGTTATATTGTACGATAAAACCGGAAAACAAGTTGCAAACATAACAACGTACATGAAAGAAACCGGATTGCAGATTGTCCGGTTTCAAACGTTGGGTTATGATGTTATATTGTACCCGTCAATATTACCCATGCCATTAAACCAATTAGACGGAATATATTATATGACGTTATCGGATGGCGTGCAAACGTGGTATTCAGAAATGTTTACCGTCGTGCAAGATGTTTCCGGGTACCTTAAAATTGAATGGTGGGACATTGAAAATTTAGTTTTTGACGCCGGGCAAATAGTATATAAAAACCCGGATTTCAAAAATACGTTGTACCTTTGTACCGAGTTGGGAAAACCGGATTATGAATTTGAAGAGGATGGCGAAGAACGGGACGGGTATTTTTTCCCGGAAAAACAAATATCAGTCAAAACGTTTAAATGTACGATATTGGCACCGGAGTTCCTTTGCGATGTTATGCGTTTTATCCGTATGGCTGATTATATTCACATAACGGATAAATACGGCAGGGAATACGATTGCGACACGTTTCTAATTACACCAAAATGGCAAACGCAGGGAGATTTGGCGAGCGTGGAAATTGAGTTTAAAACAAATACCGTAGTAAAGAAAATAGGACGTGGCTATATAATAGCAAACAAAGGAGATTTTAACGAAGATTTTAATAATGATTTCAAAAACAATTAATTATGGCAAATTACTCAGAACTTAAAAAAGCGATTTCCGATGTTATTAAAGCAAACGGAGCGCAGCAGATTACGGGACAAGTGTTGCAAAACACTTTGCTTTCTATTGTTTCAACAATAGGGGTAGGTAGTACATTTGCGGGAGTTGCAACACCTCAAACAGCCCCCGGAACACCCGACCAAAATTTATTCTACCTAGCATCTTTAACCGGAACTTATTCTAATTTCAATAATATAACTATTGAAGATGGCGAATCTGCTATTTTAGAATGGAGAGGAACGTGGGTAAAAAAGAATATTGGACTTGCAACAACTAAAAAATTATCTGAGATAGGTTCGTTTGGATGCAATTTGGGAGTTTATGTCCATAAAGACAACAAGGTAGGAGAAGTTTTAAAATTAACTACAAAATCAGCTAGCAATATAAATAGCACCAATTTATTGAGTATCTCAAAAAAAATCAGTCCAGTAACTTTAACTGGTCTATTTAGCAATGGCTCAGCAGCTCCATCATATGTAGTTTTAGATAAAGATTTGAAAATATTATCTATAGTTTCTGGAGTTTCTAGCGCTACAATAAATGACGAAGATTTAGCAGATTCAGCAGAATATATTGTAGCAAATTCAAAATCTAATTCAACCGTTGTAAAATCAAATAAAGGTTATCTTATAGATAGTGGAATTTCTGTGATAATAGCTTTGGAATTCCTTGAAAATAAAAGCAATGTTTCAGGATTAATAAAAAACGTTGATACTATTGGAAAAGAGGTCGCATTTATTCGTGATGAGGTAAAAATATCAAGCGTTGAATATACTAGAAACAAAGATTTAATTGCATCAACGCCAATAGAGGGGAAATTTTTAATATCAAGACAAATTAAGACATTCGGAGGAAAAATAACCAAATTACATACAGATTTTAATATAGAGAGTGAAACTGATTTTCTTGTATGCGTAGCTGTACAAGACCAAGATGGCAAATTTAATATTACATCTAAGAATAACATAACTATATCATCAAAAGATACTGATTTACGAAGTTATGATATTGAAATACCAGTGGGGCTTTCAATGGTATCTATATTTATAGATTCTAAAAAAAAACCTGGTATATTCAAATATATGTCAAAAGGAAGTACTGAAGACGGATATGAATCTAAAGCTATATATCTAACTGAAGAACCAAATATAGGAGATAAGTTTAGTATATATTCCTCTTTTAAATTTATATGCGCTAATTATTATTTTGAGATAGAAGCAACTATACCTGTAAGTAAAAAAGTTCTAGATAATTCTGACGCAATAAAAACTAATACAGAAGAAATAGAAAATATAAGAGAAAATATAGCTACAGTTGATAACAGATTTAAAGATAAACACGTTGTCATTTTTGGCGACTCTATTACGTGGTACGGTGGAGATGATTTAACGGGAGATAGAGGATGGACAAAATATTTTAAAGAACGTTTTAAGTTTAAGTCTATAAAAAGCTATGCTAGAAGTGGTGCAACAATGACCGCAACAAAAGCTACAGTTTATGATATAGAGGAAATAACAGGAAATATTTCGCCTAATAATTGTCTGTATAATCAGGTTAATAGGATGATTAATGCTATTTCTAAGAAAACTCAAGAAATTCCCGATTATATATTTGTTGCACTTGGTACTAACGACCTTAAAAGAGGATATGATAGTGTAAATGAAGAGATAACGGTAGCTGACGAATTAGGAAAGGATTATTCTACAGAAGTAAATATAAATACTTGTACAACTTTTATTAAAGCTATGAGATTTTTTCATGACCAAATATGGAATGTTACAAAAGATGTGCAAATAATAATACTTACACCATTGCAAAGAGCAGGTGTCTTAGAAGATACTTATAAAACAGCTACACAAATTAAGAAAATAGCAAATTTCCTTGCTTGGCCTGTAATAGATTTATTTAGTGAAACTTGCCTTTCATGTGTTTCTGAAAATTTAGGGCATGCAAAAAATGATAGAGAATATGACTATACAGCTGACGGACTACACCCTACAGCAAGAGGGGCAAAGTTTAATGGATATTTTATTGCACAAAAAGCTAAAAATATTATGCGTATTTAAAAATAAAAAAATGTAGAGTAACTTGAAAGTTTATGTAGTTTATATTAGGTTTTATTTGTGGAATATTAGTATTTAGCTTGTTTTGTGTTTCAGTTATAAAACAATACAAGCAAGAGAAAAACAATAAAGTTTAATCCGGTGCGGAGCAATCCGCACCACAAAAAAGACCGATGGAAAAGTATTTTTATTTCATTCAACACGACATGAAAGTTTGTTTGATAATAATCTTTGTATGTTGTGTTTTTGTAGTATTTGCGACATTCTTTGATTTTTGGACGGCATACGAAGCCGTGAAAGCGAGAAAAGAAAAATTAAGCAGCCACCCGATGCGGAAAACCGGGCAAAAAATCATAGACTATTTGCGTTTAGTTTTATACGTATTGATGATTGATGTTTTGGGGCTTATGGTTTTTCCTTTTTACAGTATTCCATTTTTTGTTGTATTACTGACATTGGGTATTCTATTAAGGGAGGGTTGGAGCATGAAAGAGAATTACGAACTCAAACAAAGCAATGCAGTTGAGGCAATAGATATGGCGGCGGAAATAGTCAAGTGTATAACGAAAGAAGAAGCCGAAAAGCTAATAAAGGCGATTAATGATAAACATAGTATTAACAAGAAAAAATTCAAATGATTATGGCACAATTAAAGCAATTATCAGCAGGCAGTAGCCAAATTATTATGATGATGTTCCGGGATAAGAACAACGCCCCAATTAAGGCGGATTCCGTACACGTCAAAGGTTCGATTTTTACCGGAAGCGGTAAGCCGTTTGAATTTGAGGTAAACAAAGGGGTTTGCACCAATTGTAAGATTCAGAACGATATGTTATTGTTTAATATCGTTCCGCTTTTAGGATTGGGGCAAATGCAAGTTTACACACAAACCTATTTTGGCGACACGAAAGCAATTACCGGAACATACATTTCAGAAAACCAACAGAAATTGGGCGTTGAAGTAGTTCAGAAAGGAACATTTCTTTCCGATAGGCAGGGCGCAATGTGGGTTGATGTATATTTGCCGATTGAAATTAATGATGCAGCACAAATCCCGTGGGTTCCGGCAGGAGCGGACGAACAATGGATTAAAGATTATTTGGATAAGTATGTAAAAACCCCGGCGTTTGCCGCAACGCTGGCGGCATTGGGCGGGGCAAGCAAAAACCTTTCAAATGTTGATGCAAAAGACTTTGAGAAAAAAGCAAAGGACGGTAATTTTGCTCAGAATGATTTAGCGGACGTAGATTTGGCAAAACTCAAAGAAAAAGGTTTGGCGGCAGGATTGGCAGACGCAAAGAACCCAATAAGCCCAACAGAGTTTGACCGTATGATTAAGCAAAATGCGGCTTTTATTGCATTGTCTAAAACAGCGCACCCGGCAACAGCAGGAAAGACAAACGAGCAGATTAAGGCGTTATTCTATGCCAACCGCCAAGAGGTACAAAAGGGGGTAAATCTGAATACAGACCCGTACAACAAAAGTACAACTTTGTTGTTGGTTTATCAGATGAGCAACAACCAAACAATTCAACAGACATTGCCGCCCGTATCGGATAACCGTATTATCATTTTGGAACTTATACAAGAACCGGGGGCAGCCAATTATAAGGCGATAATTAGCCCGGCAGGCGGAGAAAGTATTGATGGGGCAAATACACCAATAACCGTTACAAGCAATGGGATTGCAGGCATTTTTTTGCCTATTCAGAACGAAAATACGTGGGATTTTATTCCGTGGTATAAAACTATTGATAGCAGCCTAACAACAAGCGATGAGCAGGGAAATATCGTGTTGCAGACAAAGAATTTACGATTCAAAAAACCATTTTATATTGAATACGACAGTGACACAGACGAAGCAAATGTAAATTTGGGCGATGTTCCATTTCTGTTTAATGATAAAATAACAAAAAAATCATTCAAAGCAACAGAGGTCGGAAGTATGGATGGAACGGTTCGCATTGCACAAGTTGGAAATGGACAAACACCCGATGGCGACCCGATTTACAAGGCTGATTTATCCGTTGTTCCAGAAAAAGATGCGGAGGGAATATTGGCTATGTTAGGAAATGATGAATTGGTAAATTCTAAATATCCAAAATCCCGATTGTGGTTTTCTGATTTGAAAGTCAAAGGCGGTATTGCTGTATATCAAGATATGCAAAAGAAATCTTTCGTTATACAAGATATTGACCCGCAGGACGACCCCAATATATCCGGAGGAACAACCTTTTTAATTGGCTTGTATATTGAGCCAACGCAATATGGGGATAACAGAATTACGCAGGACGGTTGGATTAGACTTGAATTCGTTGACGACACAGATACCCCGTTATTGGACGTTAACGGCAATCCTATGGCAGTTCAAATTGACTACAATGCGGGCGATGAGCAGCGAAAAGAATTGTATTTAGGAGAGTGTCAAGCCAAAGCATATACTGATGTTCATTTGCGTATAGAAACCAATTTCCCAAATGAAGAATTATTGTCTATTGGGGCAAATTCATGTGTGTTGATTCAGTCAGTAGGCAAAGACTATGGAGTAGGAAAGGCGTTGTTGGCATTTATGGCATTTACCGGGTATCAAGTAAAGATGAACAACAAGTATTACGGATATAATTCTTTGAACCTTGCAAGGACATTGATTTTCCCCGAACCCGAAACGGAAATTAACAATGATGTTACATATATGGGGGATAATACATATTTGTCAGTTAAGACAGCAGCAAAGGTAAGTATATCTAATAATCAACTAATTGTTAAAGATAATAACAAGGATTTGCCCGTATTTTCTTTGTTTAAGCGATATAACAGATTTGACACCTTTGTTTGCCGTGGTAAAAATTACAAAGCTACCGTTAAAATTACAGACAAACAAAATGCCTTTGTGGTTGCATTGATGAAGTACACCGGGTCGGAAAATGTAGCACCAACACCGGAATTGGTAAGTTACAATAACGACCAACCGCAATTCAATGCAGGATGGAGCATTTCTGACAAATTATTTATATCAGAGGATGCAGTGAGCGGAATCCATGAAGCAACAAAAACGTTTGTTGTTCCTACTGACGCAAAGGAATTTGCGGTAATTATATTCCCTAATGCTTCGCAGATACCAACAACTATGGTATTGAATGATTTTGAGGGGGATATAACCCCGTGGTTTAATCGAATGGTAATAACAGATAGTTCGCATATTTCGGAAAAATATTTGGAGTATCAGAAAGACTATGCAAAATTTGTTGTTATGACCCCGGCAGGTGATGCAAGTTACCGATATACATATAACAAGATTGCAGGAAATATACCTTTGGGAATTAAAAAGGGTTTGGCGTTGGTAAGCAACAATAACGCATGGGCAGACCCCGGAGCGTCTGACCCAAACAAAGTTCAAGGAGATTTATTGGCGGAGGCAGACGGAATTATAACAATTCAGTATTCCGGGCAGGCATACAACGAAACAAGCACAATGAATGAGGCAAATTTTTGGGCTGTAAAGGTTGCGCCGGATGGTTCATTAACGGAAGTTCCAAACAGCCGATATTCAACAACCATTGAAGCAAACAGAAAGATTGCCAAGAACATTCAGTCTAAAAGTATATCATTCCCAATTCAGCAGGGCGAGTCAGTTAGATTTTTGGCTAATTCAAATATTGATGATGGCTTTTATCTGCAAAGCGGAACAGACGGAAAACCTTTGTTTGAGGTTATTGTAAACTTCAAAGAAATGGTAGGTATGCCGTTTATACCGGATGAGTTAGAAAAGGGGGCAACAGAATTTTATGAATAATAACCGGGGCGAAAAGCCCCATAAAAAAGAAAATGAGTAAATAAATAATTCTATTTGCAACGGGGATAGGCGGAGTAATTAACCGACCGAAAGGGCAAGCCAACAGCCCGTCCCCATTTACAATAAAAATTTTAAATGGAGTTATGAAACAGAAAGTAATTATTCTTGATGGAGGTCACGGCGTGGATTGCGCCGGAAAACGTTCCCCCATTTGGGGCGACGGTTCCCAATTGTTAGAATGGGAGTTTAACCGTGATATTGTACGCCGTATTGCGGCGATGTTGAAAGCGGAGGGAATAAAGTTTGAAATTTTGGTACCGGAGGACAACGACGTATCATTATCGGAACGTTGCCGCCGTGCTAACGTGATATATGACGATTGCGGGCAGAACGCCGTATTGTTCAGCATACACGGGAACGCCGGAGGCGGCACCGGATGGGAATGTTATACAAGCGTCGGCAAAACGAAAGCCGATGAAATTGCAACCGTCCTTTGTAATGAGGCAGAAAAGGAGTTTGCCCCGGATGGTTGGAAAATGCGTTTCGACCATTGCGACGGCGACCCGGACAAAGAAAGCCAATTTTATATTCTGAAACATACGGTTTGCCCGGCGGTATTATCTGAAAATTTCTTTTTTGATAATGAAAAGGATTGCCGTTTTATGATGAGCGACGACGGAAAAGAAAGGATTGCAAAGGTACATTTTGAAGCAATAAAGAAAATTGTATGAAAAAGTATTTGATTTGGGCGGCAATTGCGATGGTAGTTGCCGCCGTTGCAACAATATGGGTGCAACGAACGAAAATTGAAAAATTGACGGACGAACGGAACAGATACCGGGGAAATACAGAAACATTGTTGCAGGACGTCGAAACGTACAAAACAAAGGATAGTTTGAACGCCGCCAAAGTTGGAGTTTTGGAACTGAAATTGTCGGAGTTTGAAAGATACCGGGCGAGCGATGCAGAATTAATAAAAAACCTGCAAACAAAGAACCGGGAATTGGAGGCGGTAACAACGGCGCAAATGGAAACAATAACCCAGTTACGGGGAACCGTCCGGGATAGTGTTGTATATTTGCCCGGCGATACGGTTACGACTGTATTACGTTGTATTGAGTATTCCGACAAATGGGTTGATTTTGACGGATGTATTAAAAATAATACGTTTTCGGGCAAAATTATAACACGGGATAGCCTTTTAATAACGGAAACTGTGCAATATAAGCGTTGGTTAGGTTTTTTATGGAAAACAAAACGGATAAAAAACCGTGAATTTGATATTGTTTCAAAAAATCCACATACAAAAATTACCGGGTTTGAGGTTATAACAATCGAAAAATAACTATCTTTGTATCGAATTACATTTGACCATATAAATAAAGATTATTTTCAATGATTAGCCGGGTTACCCCCGGCTTTTTTCGTTTTGCCCATTTAGCCCCGTGGCGGGCTTTTCTTTCCCGGATGGATAAATTACACGTTTCGCCCGAAAAAGTGGCTTAAATCGAAAATTCGCCCAAAATAACTATCTTTTGAACCAAAAACAGAAATTTTTATAAAATCAACATAAAATAAAAAGAAATTCTTTTGGTAATTAAAACAAAGGTTGTATATTTGCATTGTCAAACAACAACGACTGGGGGTATGTATAGGCATTTGATAAAAAAGAGTGTTGATACCGGGAAACCATATAAGGGAATTTTGTATAAAGAAGAAAAATAAAACCCACCGGGGGGAATACCCGGCAATGATATGAAAGTAAAAGATAGCAAAGAATTAAACGAGTTGGCGACCCTTTCCGGGAAACCCGCCAAACAGGTATCCGACATTATCGTTTCGGAATTACTCAACAACAAAGTTATTGAGGACATACCCGACAATTGGGGTTGTTCTGTTTTCGATGCAATCAGCGAGGAAACAACCGAGGAACAAACCGCCCAATGTTATACGTCCATATCTGAGGCGTTGGGCGTGTATGTAAAAAAGGTTTTCGCCATTATCCCGAATTTGGATTTGGTCGGTAATGGCGATTGCCCGGAGTGTGGCGGCGAAATGGAGGTTACGGACGGCGAATATAAGCAAACAGGCGGGGACGGATATATTACGCCCCCAGAATATACCCCAATTTGGGAGGAAACAACGTGTACGCATTGCGGACACAAAGAGAGTAACGAACCGAGTTATTAACAATAAAAATTAAAGTTATGGCATTGAGATTAAGAGTAAACGAAGCAATCGCCCGTTCCGAGGCGAACGGAAAAAAGATTTTGAAAAAAGACATTGCCGCCCGTCTTTTTGAGGGTGCAAGCGAAAGCGCACAGCAGGTAAATATGACAAATCTTTGCAACGGGACAACCAAAAGGATTGTTCCGGAATGGGTAGTAATAATTTGCGAAATGTGCGGTTGTTCCGCCGATTATCTGTTTGGATTGGAGGATTAAGAAATGAAAAGGATAGTTGAAAGAATAGAGAAAATGACCGACGTTGTTTTTTCTGACGAATGGCAAAACAAGTTCTTTACATGGTCGTTCGGCATAATGTGCGCAATTTGCTTTATTGCCGGATTTTGGAATTATGCCCATTTTCTATTTGCCGGAATGTTTGGGGTTGCAACATATATGACATATAACGAAAAAAAATAATAATATGAGAGCGAAAAAAAAACAGCCGGAAACGGTAAAAGAAATGGTTGGCGCATTGCAAGGCGCAACAAATGCGATGGGAGATTTGGCAAAATCAATGGGGCAATTGCCCGCCGATAAATTCCCGGAGATAGACGAGGAACAACAGATTGTTGCCGGATTGGATGCGGTCGAAATAGAACAACCCGCCGGGGCTTTTGAAATTGTTCCGGGAATGACCGTTGAGGAAATGACGGCAATGTTCTTTGATGGCGCATTAATCGAACCGCCGTATAAAGTATGGCAGCTAAACAGCAAAGGACACCGATATTATTACAAGTTTGACGACAACGGAACCCCGGAATTTTATCCGTCAGTTACAACCATATTATCGCAGACAATGCCAAAATCGGAATTTCTGATTAAATGGATTGCCGAAAAAGGAATTGACGAGGCGGAAAGATACAAAGCAGAACGGGCGGCGTATGGTACATTCATGCACGCCCAATTTGAAGAACTTATAATTAACCGCTTTTATGATTTGGACGGACTGAAAGCCAAATTGAAAGATTATATTGATAACAACAAATTGCCCGCCGATTTCATTTATTACGCTGATGATTTCAAAAAGGATATATTGGCATTTGCGCAATTTGTTTTGGATTATGACGTTAAACCGTTAGCCGTGGAAATTGCGTTGGTACACCCCGTTCATAATTACGCCGGAATGATTGATTTACCGTGTACGATGTTATCAAAGCCCGGTTCAAAAGAATACATAAACGCAATTGTGGATTTCAAAAGCGGGCGCAAAGGATTTTACGAAGAAGCGGAAATTCAGTTGCATTTATATGCGATGATGTGGAACGAAAATTTCCCGGATATTCCGATTGACCGTGTTTTCAATTTCAGCCCGAAAGATTGGCGAAAGAAACCGACGTACAATTTGAAAGACCAAACCGACAGCCCGAACGCAAAGAAAATCCCGTATCTTTTGGAGTTGGCAGCAATTGAGGACGAAAAACGGGATAATACATTTACGGCGGTTTCCGGGGAAATATCATTGGATAACGAACCGGATTTGACAAACAATATTGTTTCGCTGACGTTGGCGGAACTTGTTAAAAGCAAAGCCCCGGCGGAAAAGAAAAAGCCGGAACCGGAAAAAGCCGTTACCGTTGAGGATTTGAAGAAAGACCCGGAACCCGAACCACAACCGGAACCGGAGGAAAAGAAAACCAAGACCGTAAAGAGAACCACACGAAAAACGGCAAAAACGGCGGGAAACAAGCCCGTCAAGGAAAAGAAAACCGCAAAACGTACAATTACACCAAAAAAAGAAAAAGTGGCTAAAATCGAAGAAAAACAGCCTAAAAAGCCGGAACCCGTGACAAAGAAAGATTTGTTAAATACTGAAATTGATATTTGATTATGAAAGGACGTATAAACATAAACAGACCAACCACCGGCATACAACGTGTTGTTTTGCCACGTGTGGGGCTTATCAAAGTAGGGTATAAGGAGAAAGCAACCAACGGAAAAGAATATCCAAAAAGTGTTGACTATTTTATTGCTAATGGAAAGTATGCCGGATTGTTTACCAAAGCATACGGCGAAAAGCCGCAAACTATTCAAATAATTTTCCCGGATGATTGCCCGGAAAAGGTATGTAACGAAATGTACGAATACCGGGACGACGACGGGCGACGCATAGCATACGGCGACGGGGAAACGTTCTTTGTATGGAACGGGAAACAATATGCACAATACAGTACAAAAGATTATCCCGATTTAATGGCAGGCGTTGCGCAAAAACACCCAAACCGGGCTGTTAAGAATGGCGGCGACGGATGGATTGTAACGTTAACCGTAACTTTCATTATTCCGTTGGTGCGTGGCGTTGGCGGGGTATGGCAATTCACGACAAAGGGTACGGCGTCAACAATACCCAATATCCGTGATACATTCGACGCCATATTGGAAGAAAAGAAGTTCGTCAAAGGAATTATCTTTGATATGAACGTACAATTTGCCGTCTCTCAAAAGCCCGGCGACCGTTCCCGTTATCCGGTCGTTTCCATTGTTCCGAACGAAAGCGAGGGGAATTTGCGTAAAGTAACTGAAGCATTTAAGCCAATAAAATTGATAGAAGAATGAAGAAAATTATTTTGTTTTTAGTGATATCAGTAATGTGTGTAAGCGTGTATGCCCAAACTGTAGTAGAGGTTGAAACGTTGAAAGTAACAGACCTTGGGAACCAAAAATTGTGCGCTGCAAAGGTGAATGGGTGTATAGACCATTATTACATTATGCTTAAAACTAGTAATATATATCAAAAGTATATTACTGTTTACCTTGGGGATAAGGAGGAAGCTATAAGGTTACTCCGGTTTTTGTATGACTTAAATTCTAAGGGTGGAACCTATATAGATCTGGAAAATAGGACTAACAACGTAGTTTCATGGAATAGATTAGGCTATTATACAGTATTCTCTGAGGGGAGGGTATTAAAAGGACATATAAGAAAGCAAAATATTAAGGGCTTTATCGCAGAATTAAACCAATAATGTTTGATAATTCAAATAAAACATCTATTTTTGCAGCATAAACAAACGACTACCACTGTTTATACGATATTGCTAATTAGCTTGAAACCCTTGGTTTGGTGTGTGGTAGCCCAAACCTCGGGTTTTTTTTTATAACCTATGACATACAATATATTTATAGACCAAAGATTCGCCGTTGCAAATGAACTGACTATTGTTCAAACAACAACGCTTGCAGCGTGTATGACATTGCCAACGTGGACTAATACAATTACGGTTGATGGCATTGTTTGGTATCAATATTCAGAAACAAAAATGGTAGATGATTTTCCGTTGCTTTTTTCAATCCCTAAAAGAGTTTACAAAAACATTAAAGAACTTGCAGACAGAGGATTTATTGAGTTGAGTTCTTTTGGGAAAACAAAGTATCTAAGATTTACAGAAAAATGTAAAACATGGAACAGAAGCGAAACGGACTTTAATCAGTCCGAAAAACGGACTTTAATCAGTCCGAAAACGGACTTTAATCAGTCCGAAAACGGACTACAATCAGTCCGAAAACGGACTTTAATCAGTCCGAAAACGGACTTTAATCAGTCCGAAAACGGACTACAATACTATAATATTAATAATAATAATATTAATAACACTATAAAGAAAGATGCTAAAGCATCTAAAGAAAATCCGGACGGATTTTCACAAGCCGATTTTTCAAACGAAGAAAAAACATTTAAAGCAAGTATTGTTTATGGGTTTACCCCGGAATTGTTGGACGTCAGAAAACAAGTAATTGATAAAGTTGATAATTACTTTGCAAAACTTGTATTCCCATTTGATAGCGATGAATTTAAACGGAACTTTTATATTTTGATGTGTCAACCGAAATGGAGAACGTCGCAAAAGAGTTTTTCAGCGATACAAGCAAACTTAAATGGTTTGAGTAAATACCCGGAAGAATTTGCGCTGATTCTGATAAAAGAAAGCATTTCAAAAGGTTGGGCGGCGTTAGAATATGATTCAACCCCCGAAAAATACGAAAAATGGAAAAAAATGAAACGTTCCGTAAAGACAGAGCAGCAAAGAAGCAAAGAAATTGCGGATATGATGAAGTATTTAAACAATGATTTTGATTGATATGGGAGCAATTGAAAAAAAAGAAAATACGGCGTTAGAAATATATAATACCAAGCCCGGAACAAAAGCCATTGAAGTACGCCGTAGAATGGTGCAATTGCTGGAGGTTGCCAAAGCATTAAACCCAGTTGAAAAATATGTTTTCGCAGCGTCAACAAAAACACCAATTGCGGAAATTGACGATGCAAAATTAGTTGAAAATCTTTCGTTACTGTTTAAGCGTATAGCAATAGACGTTGGTTATATAATACCACAGAATGAAAATGATTGGAATTATATACAATCCCGGTTGTTGGATATTCTGAAACGTTATTACTCAGATATGACGTTGGCTGATATTAAGATGGCTTTTGAATTGGCGACGACCGGAGAGTTAGACGAATATTTGCCGAAAGATAAACAAGGGAATCCGGACAAAAACCATTATCAACAGTTCAACGCCGATTACTTTGCAAAGATTCTGAAAGCATACAAGCAAAAGCAGACAGATGTAATTGACAAAGCATACAAAGCTATACCGGAAAAAAACAATGAAATTTCGCCGGAGCAAATCCGGAGATTTGAGATACAAAGACAATGGCGGAACCGTTATATTTTCCTTTGCTACAAATACACCGGGAAATTAATATTGGGGCTAACTGATGATATGTTTTTGTATGAATGGTTGCAAAAATGCGGGTTGGCTGATGATGTACAAGTTAAAGAGGACGACCGAAAAGAAGCGTTTGCCCGGTATATGCAGCGTGTAGCCCGTGGAATGATAAACCAATATACAGCGTTTCAAGTTCGCCGAAAAGGAACCGAAAGCCCGGAAATTGATTTTACGGCGTTTGAGGTTGCCCGGAAAAAGGAGATTATAAAAGCATTTGACCGGATGATTGCCGAGGGAATGCAAGTTGATAACTACATGAAGTTTTAAATATGGAACTATTTATTGTTTGCTTTATAATTGGCGTAATAGGTTATTTTACAAAAGCGGGAGGTTATATATGGAAAAAAATATAAGAATTTCAGCAGTAGTGGGAATTGACCCGGGAAGCAATGGCGGTATTGTAACATGGCGCCCCAACCATAACATAACCGCCATAAAAATGCCAAAGGATATAAACGAACTCAAAGACTATTTGTTGTATTTGAAAAGCATTTGTTCGCCAATTGTCTTTTTGGAAAAATTGAGCGTGCGCCCGGATGATGTAACGCTTGGTGCCGATGGCGTAAATATGGGTAAATTGTACCGCATACAAAAAATGCTTGCAAACTTTGAGCAATTGAAAGCCATTATAACCGTCGCCGAAATACCGTTTGTTCTAATAGCCCCTATTTCGTGGCAGCAAAAACTAAGGATAAGAATAAAAAATGAAGATAAAAAAGACAGAAAAAAAAGATATAAAGATATAGCACAATCACTATATCCAGAGATAAAACAAACTATGTATTCATGCGATGCAACTTTGATAATGCACTTTGGACGTTATATGTTAGCTAACAATATGGATTGGATAAAAAGTAATTTACCGAATTATTTACATAATAGATTATGGGATTAGAATTTGAAGAATATAAAGAAATATTTCCATCGTATTACATATCAAATTTTGGGAATATAAAGCATGATAATAACTTTCTAAAAAAATGTATCCATTCTAATGGATATGAACAGGTTAATATACGTATCGGTAATAAATATGTTACAAAATTAATACATAGATTAGTTGCGGTCGCTTTCATTCCGAACCCGGACAACAAACCATGTGTTGACCATATCGACGGCAATAAGAGGAATAATTATGTTTCAAATTTGCGTTGGGTTACACCAGTAGAAAACGCGAATAATATTATCACAAAAAAGAGAAGTATAGAAAACAGAAAATCACATAATGAAAAAAAATAGTTGCAATAAGTGGCGAAATTAATGTGTATTTTAATTCAATAATAGAGGCATCTATTATATTGGGGGTCGATAGAACTAGTATTTCAAAATGCCTAAAAGGTCAAAGGGGGAAAGCTGGTGGATATGTTTTTAAATATCAGGAAATGGTTACATATACTGATTTTATAAATGCTATAAAACAGATGAGGCATAGCCAAAGACGTTACAAACGGAACCCAACCCCGGAGAAATTGGCAACGTTAGAAAGTTGGGAGCGCAAAGTTGATGCGGTCGTTGCTGTATTGACCGATACACAAATGAAATTGTTTTGATTGTTCCCGGTACGACATTACGCCGTATCGGGAATATTTTTTTGCCGCAAATACAAAATAAAAGATAAAAATTTTGGAAGTTAAAATATTTACCGTATTTTTGTGGCATGAAATAACAACGAACTGGCGTTTTCCCGGTAACGCTAAAAGATAAAAGCAATGAGAGCAAAAACAACAATCAGCGATTTCCGGTTTGAATTTGCCGGGTACGGACATTACAAAGTAACTTACACGTCCCCGGCAACGGGTAAAAGATGGACGACAACAACAAACAATATGCCTTTGATTGATGCGACCAAGAACGCAGAAGAACCGAAACGTAAGGATTTGGAAGAACTTAAAAGGATTTGTAAAGATGGGAAAGTTTGTTGATGAAGTAGGAGCAATCCGGCACGCAATGAGCGACAAAGAGTTGAACGAATTATACAAGCGTTTGGAAAATTTCATTGCTGATTGCACGGTTGAGGAAGCGAAAGAAAGCCGGGACGCATTTGTTAAGGTGCAAACAATGATATACCAAAGAATGAGAGAATTAACAAAATAATATTAACCGCCGAAGGCACAAACCGAGAGCATTATGATAGTAAAGAAATTAGAATTGGTAAATTTCCAAGTAATTAAAGAGTTTAACGCAGATTTTGACGGTAATGTTTATTTCATTACCGGGGATAATGAGTTGGGAAAATCAACGGTATTAAAAGCAATTGGGGCTTTGTTGACCGGGAACCGTGACGCCGTATTGAAGAATGGAGAAAGCAAAGGTTTTGCAAAAATGATTGTCGGCGACGACGGCGAGGTATACGAGATTGAATTGAAATTCACGAAAGCAAACCCACGTGGCACGTTATCAATTAAATCAAAGACAACCGGAATGAAAAGTGATAACGTTTCTATGTTACAAAAGATTTTCGGTTATACAGATTTTGACGCCGTGGAATTTTCCCGTTGGTCGGAAACCGCCGAGGGACGCAGAAAGCAAATTGAGGTTGTAAAGTCTTTGTTGCCGGAAGAAGTAAGAACAAGGATTGCCGAAATTGATACAACCGTTGCCGGGCTTAAAACAGAACGTACCGGAGTAAACCGAGATTTGAAAACCTACAAATCAATATCAGATGCAGCCGGGCAGGGATTGACAACGCAGGATTTGAAAACGTATGCCAAACCAAAGGACATTACGGAACTGATGAAAGAACAGCAGGAAAACGCAAAGTTGGTTGAGAAAGCAAAGGGCGTGCGTTTACGTATGGAAGAAAGAAAGGGGAGATTGGCAGAGATTCCGGTACGTTTGGCAGCCGCCAAAGATTCATACAATAAAGCAATTGAGGCGGCAAAGAAAGCAATGGAAGAAGCCGAAAAGACGTATAAACAAACCGTTTCGGTCGTTGAAGAAGAAAAGAAAGATTATGAGGGAAAAATAGCAAGTGCCGAAAAATGGTTAACAGATTATGAGGCTTTGAACCCGAATAATTTCGATACAGAAAAACAATTGAAAGAAGCCGAGGAACACAACAAAAAGGCTGCAAAGGTTGCCGATTATCTTTCAAAGAAAAAACAAGCAGACGACAAAAAAGCAGAAGCGGAAAAGATGGATTCAGAAATTGCGGAATTATCCGCCGAGCGTGAAAAACTTATTTCGTCGGCGAAATTACCGATTTCCGGGCTTTCGTTTAGTGATGATGGGTTAGTATTAAATGACGTCCCATTTGTCGCCGGAAAGGTTTCAGATTCGCAAATAATGGAGGTTGCCGCAAAACTGATTATAGCAAGTAACCCAACCGTGAAAGTATTCCGCATTGCGAGGGGCGAAAGTTTGGGCGAAAAGAGATTGCAGTCTATTTTGGATTTGGCAAAGAAAGAGGGCTATCAAGGCTTTATAGAAAGTGTTGTGAGAGGACAGCATGATTTAATTATTGAGGAATACACAGAAAACGAGTAATCAACCGGGGCGTCGGTTTCCCGGCGTCCCTTAAACAAAACAATATGGAAGTTAAAGAAATGACAATTTCGGACGTTTTGAAAACACCCGAATTTTATAATAATCTGAAGGTGGTTATTTCCGATTTGGAAAACATCCGGAGAAATGCAAGAATAAGCGCAAACGCCCCATTGAAACGGCACCCGATAGACCGATTGCAGGAAAAAGGAGTTTTTGAACCGGGACAAATGACCGTTCTTTATGCGTCGGCGATGGATAAAAAATTGCAGGGGTATTCAAGCAGCGAAAGAAAGTTTATATTGGAAGTTGGCGGCGAAGCGTTTAATATTACAATGAAACGTTATATGTGGAGGTATAAAAATGAAAAGGCGTGAAATTTCAAGTAGTGGTAATATCGGTAATGATGGCAAATTACGAATGTATTTTGGAGAGTTGAACCAATTCTTTGCAATGCACAAAGGTAGCCGCATAATCGCCCGTTTTATTGTAGCGTCGCCCGGTTCGTCAGAGGCTTTGAAAGGTTATTATTTCAATTACGTTGTACCAACGTTCCGGTCGGGTATATGGGAAGCCGGGGAGCGTCTGACAGAGGAACAGACGGAACACCGTTTGCGTGAGTTGTCCCCGGTTATGTATGAGCAAACGCCGGATATTAACACCGGAAAGTATGAAACCCGATTGCGGACAATTGCAGAGTTGAGCAATGCGGAATTAATAGAACATATCGAATTTTTAAAACAACTTGCAAGTGAAGAATATTATATATATATAGCAGACCCAAATGAAATTTGATTATGAAAAAAGTAACATTGAAAGACAGCAAAGGAAATGAGATAAACGACATTATGAAAGATGTTTTGACGTTCGATTGTGAAACAACCGGGTTGCCCCCAAAGGGCGCAAAATGGGACGTTGATTTTGCGGAATTTCCAAATATTGTGCAATTGGCATGGGCGGTAAACGAAAAGGAAGGTATGTGCAAAACAGACATTGCAAAACAACTTGGCATTAGTAGAAATTTACTATATTCATATTTATATAGAAAGGAATAAAATGATAATAGCTTGGTTTAGTTGCGGTGTAACATCCGCAGTAGCTTGTAAGATAGCACTAAGTCTGTATGATGATGTGCAAATTTACTACATCGAAACAGGTTCCGGGCATCCAGATAATGTCCGATTTATCTCAGATTGCGAGAGATGGTACGGGCAGCCAATTCATACCATTCGCAGCGATAAGTTTTTCAACGTAAAAGATGTACTGATTAAAAAACGGTACATCAATGGTCCTACTGGTGCAACTTGCACATTAGAACTAAAGAAACAAGTCCGTTACAAGCTAGAGAAGGAACTTGGTTCTTGGAACGGTCAAGTTTGGGGCTTTGATTACGACCCTAAAGAGATAAACCGAGCCATCCGATTAAAACAGCAGTACCCAAACACAAAGCCACTGTTTCCGCTAATTGAAAAACAGATTACGAAGCCGGATGCGATGGGAATGCTTTGGAAAGCTGGTATTGAAATTCCGGCCATGTACAAGATGGGCTACAATAACAACAACTGCATCGGTTGCGTGAAAGGGGGAATGGGATACTGGAAAAAGATACGGAAGGACTTCCCGGAAGTATTTGCTCAAATGGCGCAGATTGAGCGTGATGTTGGAGCTACCTGCTTGAAAGATAAAGACGGGCGCATCTTCTTGGATGAACTACCAACGTGGCGGGGCGACCCAGTAGAAGAGATTATACCGGATTGCTCGCTTATCTGCCAGATAGAGTTTCAAGAGATAATCGACAGACAGGTAGAACGAGTATTGAAAGGAAAAATTAGTATTAATGATGTAGTCTGAAAAGCTCAAAACGGAACAAAAATGTGTATTGATTGCGTGGATTATCCGGTATGTTGTTTATCCGGTCGTTGTGCTGATGATGAACCGTGCGGGTATTTCCAAGAAGAAACCGACCCGGAGGAACCGGGAAACAATAAAGATTAAAAACTATGAGCAAAGAAAAACAAAATGTTATGCCGATTCCTACAAAGGAAAAGTTTTCATTATCGAAAGTAAAGTTATTGAAAGATGGCGGGTTAGACGTACATTATGAAGTAACGGAAGTTGTCGGAAATGAGAGTTACACGAACAAATACCATGTATTGAGTGCAAAAGACATACACCCGGATTTGCGTCATTTGTTTAATGATTTGCGCCCGATTATGGGACGTGTATTCAACATAACGTCATTTAAAACCATGATGGCAACGCCGGAGTTTAAAGCAACAAAGAAACAAACAGATATTGCAGCCGCATTTGCGGAAGAATGTTTGGACAATATAGAGGTTAGGGGCGTTTCTTTGTCCGGGCAAGATGATAACGTAGGCGTCGTTTTAACCGGATTGTTTACCATATCAAACAATCAGAAAACAGCAATCAATACCCCACGAATGAAATATAACGTTGAAACGTTCGGTTTTGAGGAAGAGTTGGAAAACATTGTTTGCGATATTGAAAACGAGGTTTACGAATTTCTGTTTGAGGGAAAGAAAGCCCAATTGGAGTTGTTCGGGGCTGATGGCGAGGCAAACGATTTGGTTTATGTAAATGATGCGGAGGGCGGAAATGATGACGGGTTATTCCCGACCGTTGACGACCCGGCAGACGACCCGGAACCGAACGACGAAACGGCGGAAATGTAAGAGTATGGAACCGTATTTGTTGACAGACCAGTACGAATACCAATAAATTCGCTATATTTGCAGCATAAACGGGGATAGTTCGGAGTAGCTACCGGATGAAAAAAGATGCAGCCACTTTTCCCCGTTTCTCTTTTGGTTGCTTACTTAAACGGTTGTATAATGGAAATTTGGAAAGATGTACCCGGATATGTGGGGTTGTATCAAGTTAGTAATTATGGTAATGTAAAAAGCATCTTATATAATAAGATATTAAAATCATGTTGGCGAAATAGTAAAAAAGAATATAAAACAGTTTATCTTAGTAATTGTAATAAGAGGAAAACGTTTTCTATTCATAGATTAGTTGCGGCGGCTTTCATTCCGAACCCGAACAACAAACCATGCGTTGACCATATAGACGGCAATAGATTAAACAATCATGTTGATAATTTACGTTGGGCAACGCATTTGGAAAATAACAACAACCCAATTACGTTATATAGAAAAAGACAGGCAGCCAAAAAAGGTTTTTTAAGTTGTAGATATGGTAAAATTGGGATATTGAATGGGAAAAGTAAGGCAGTTATACGTTTTTCAATGAATAATAAATTAATTGATGAATTTGAAAGTATTAATATTGCATCTAATATTACTGGTATAAATAAACGTGGAATAGCTTTAGCGGCTAATAAGAAACGTAAAACAGCAGGAGGGTATATATGGAAGATAAAATAAAAATTATTGATTTAGAATGTTATATATATGCTAAAATGAAAGGTTATGAGCCTTTAATAGATAGACGTTTTTATGTGCCTTTCCTTGTTCGTTTAGAAATTCAATACTATTTATTTGGCAAAGGTCATTCCCCAACCGAAAACGATAAATTTTACAAGTATTGTTGGAATATATATCCTCATTATTGTGAGGAATGTATGAAGCCTTTAAAAACATATTCGGCTATACATATAAGCCATATAATAACAAAAGCTGCATACCCTGAATTATCCCATGATGTAAGAAATATAAATATACTATGTTTTGAACATCATTCATGTTGGGAGAATGGGGATAAAACGAAAATGCGTATATATCCGGGCAACGTCCGGATTATTGAATTGCTTAAAAACGAATACAGAAGTTTGAAAATATGAGGACGAAAAAAAGAACACCCGATTACGGGGCAATTTCCCGCCGTTCAATCCAAAATGATTTTAAAAGGGTACAAAGGTACCCGGAAAGGGAGAAACGCCCGCAAATCGAAAATCCGCCCGAAATAAATGCAGAAAGACGGGTTTTGTTTGTTGGCGAAAATTCAAGTTATTACAAATTGCGTTCTTTCATTGTTGGTAAATTGGTTCGATTGGTTCAAAAATCAAGCGTCGGCGGTTGGGTATGTGAGTTCGTACACGACGACGACCGGAAAGCGATAAATCATGCCGCCGGATGGTCGGATATGAAAAAAGAATATTTGTTGGATGGCGTAAAATTTAAGTAGATGAAAATCAAAAAACAAACCGGATATAAAATTGTATTTTATACGTTCGTGGCGTTAACGGTTGCGTCATACATTTGGACGTTATGGAGTATTGGAAGTTGGATTTTTTAAAGCAATATTTCTATGAGTGTAAACAAAGTTATTTTAATGGGTAACGTCGGAAAAGACCCGGAGTATAAAGATTTCGACAACGGCGGTTCGGTTGCGCAATTCACTTTGGCGACAACCGACAGAGCATTTAAAACGGCAAATGGTACAGAAGTACCGGAGCGCACCGAATGGCATAATATTGTTTTGCAAAATGGATTGGCAAAGGTTGCAAAAGACCATGTAAAAAAAGGCGATAAACTTTATATTGAGGGGAAAATAAGAACCCGCAGTTATGAGGACAACAACGGCGTAAAAAGATACGTTACGGAAGTTTACGGGTATAATATGGAGATGTTGTCGCCAAAGAAAGACGGACAAACAACGCAGCAGGGAGGCGCACCAACACCGCCGCCGCCAATTCCCGACCAAAACAAAGATGATTTGCCATTTTGAGAATGAGGAACGAAATTAAAATTCAAATCCCGGAGGGTTCCCGGCTGATTGGGACACGGACAAAGGGGCGAACGGTTATTGTTTCTTTTGAATACAATAAGGAGGACGCAGCCGTTCCGGAGCCGGAACCGATACGACCAATTGGTTTTGCCCATTACAAGGAACCCGCCGGGAAAGATAAAAAATAAAGTTATGCAGTTTAATAGCAAAGAATATGACCCCGAAAAACACGACCGTTGGCGTGCGTTGACCGTAAAACAGCCATACGCAAATGATTTGGTAGCGGAGGCGTACAAGGATGAAAACGGTATTGTTTACGGGGAAAAGACAATTGAAGTTCGGAGCAAAAACACGTCATACCGTGGCGACGTGCTGATATGTTCCGCAGCGTCCCCGGTTTATCCGGGAATGGAAAGCGGCGTTACGTTGGGATTGGTTGAGTTGTACGACGTGAAGCCGATAAAAGAGTTTACGCCGGAGGATTGGGAAAACACCCGGATTCCAAAGGAAAAGAGGGCAAAAATAACAAAGGGTTTCGGATGGATGATGCGCAACCCAAGACGTGTTGTTGAAATGCCAATTAAGGGGCAATTGGGTATCTATAATCTCGTATATACCAAGGGCGAAATAATACAATACCCCCGGAAAATGGTAATTGACAAAAAGAGTTGGGAACAGATAAAAAAACAGATAGAGAAATGAAAACAATCGGATTCCATATTGGACGTATCGGGTTTTATTTGTATCTGCAAAGTTTGTGGAAGTATAAGCAATTTTATTTGACGCCCGGAGTTATGGTTGAGGGCGTAAAAGGACATGACGTTTATTTAGATATTGAAATTAAATTGCTTTGTTTTTCCGTTTGTTTCCGGCTGATATGGATAAAAACCAAAAGAAATTATTAACTTTGTAATGTAAAATACTAAAAACGTGAGCGATGAAAGAGATAACAAAAATATTGCCATTAAATGAGGCGGCAAAGTTTCAAAAATCCGCAGGCAAATATGATTGCACAATTACGGAATTGGCGGTAATGGGAGCAGGGAAAGCAAGAATTTCAATTTCCGGAACAGAGGAAAATTTGGATTTGTTGGTTAGTTCGATAGAAAATGAGAATAAAGAAACCACAACCGTTTGAACCCGGACGTGAATACAACCCCGGCGAACTTGCAGTTTACCGGGGTATGGTAATAATTGCGGAAAGATGGGTTAAACCGTCTGATAAACTGATTGAAAAGGTTGGCAAATTTGTATGTTTGAGTAGATGCGCATGTTGCGTTATCCATAAAGACGATTGTCCGGCGGTTGGGCTTAAATGTTACAGAACAAGCCGGAGCGATAACAAAGTAATATATTTCAGAAAATTGTATAACATAACAGAAAAAAAGCGATGAAAAAGATATTTCAATTAATAGTATCAATCCCGCACGATAAATTATTGCATATTATAGCGGGAATGATTGTTGTAATGTTGGTTTTGCGTTTGGTTTCATTTATCGGGATTCCGGGAATGATTGCACGTATTATCGCATTGATAGCAGTAATTTTAACCGGGGTATTGCGTGAGGTTTACAACAAAAAACACGGAGGCGTATTTGATAAAAAAGATTTGTACGCCACAATTTCCGGAGGACTGATTGTTTTATTATTAACCGTTTATTAATTGGATATGGAAAAAAGAAGTTTTATTCCGTTTGATGCGGGAACGTTTTTGATGATTGAAGATGTAACGGGAACAGAACCGGAAGTTACAGAGAAAGAAAATTACTTTGAACTTAAAATGTACGCCCCGGACAAAGAGGAAAGAATAATTGAAGCCGCAATATGTGCAGTTCAAGGCAGATACGGAAAAAGAATAAAAGACGTAAAGACGATTAAAGAACAAAACCTTTTGCGTGGTGCAATATTCTTTGTTGAATACGAAAAAGGGGCGGGAAATTTGCCAAATGAGTTGCGCACAAATTTAGGTATGCCGGACGAAACCGCCGGGGATATTTATTGCCGCCGATTGTTAGAAGTTCGTGCATTACCCGTAAAGCGTGATAATTGGGAAAAATTGCAGATTTTTACCGGAGGCGGAATAATGCAGATTCTGAGAACGCCCGGAGGTTTGGCGGTTTATTCATTCCCGACCGAAAACGGCGTAATGTTGGACGTACCGGAGGGAAATTTTATTGTATTGACACCGGACGGAAAATTTGGCAAAATGGATATGCAAACGTTTATGGCTAATTTTGAAGAAAAAGACGCCAATACCGCCGGATTGAACTTTGACGAAAAGCGATTGTTTGAAAAGATGAATAAACTTTTCGGCAGGAACATAGAAAAGAGATTGGAAAAATTAGCCGAGGAATACAACGAATTGTTTGAAGCGTTTGAAAGATATTTAAGCAGGGAAAAAACGCAAAGAGAAATAAACGAAATTAATCCCGGAACGCATGATATTATCGACGAATTGGCGGACGTAAACGTTGTTTTATTCCATATTGCGGCATTATTAGGGTATAGCCAAAAGGAATTGCAGGAAATGGCATATACTAAAATTGCAGGACGTGAGAAAACCCCGGAATTTATGCGCAAACACCCACACAACAAACCGGAAAGCCCGGTTTGCGGTAATATGCAGCAGGAAACCGCCGAGGAATACAAACATTTTAAAGAACGTTTTAACAAAATACTATGACAAACGAAGAAAAAGAAGAAGTAAGAAAGCAAGCGTTGTTCCTTACAAATACGGCATATCTTTTGGCTGACATGGCTAATTCGTGCGCAATTGATGCGGAAAGCAAATTGGGCAAATTGGGAAAATGTTTTCAGAGGGACGAAAAAATGAGGTTCAAGAAAGCCGCAAAGTTGGCAAAGGATTTGTTGAAAGCCACAAAGGAAATAACAGAACCGATGTACGATATTACCAACGTAGATGATGCGTGTATTGATAGCGATTATCTTTTGGAAGTTATTCAGTTGGTAATAAACAGAACCGACGAAACCGAGGAAAGCAAAACGGCGATGTTGGAATACATAAAGAAGTTACCACAAATTGAACATATAGAAGTTTAAGCGTATGAAAAAAGATTTTAAACAAGAACTAACCGAACTTATTAATAAGCACGGTTTAGAAAAGGAAATGAGAGATACCCCGGATTTTATTTTGGCACAAGTTTGTATTGATGCAATGGCGGTATTTTCGGACGCAATCGCCCGCCGTGACGAATGGCACGGATTCAGAAAGGCAGACGAAAAGAGTTCGCAGGATGCAAAACACAATTTCCCGGCGTGAATGTAGTATTTGCAAAAGACCAACCGGAATACATGCCGTTACCTGCAATGAAAATCCCCAATGACCCGCAGGGGCTTATAATTACCAAATGGCAGTTATCCCCGGAAGAATTGGAGAGAATAAAAGAAACCGGAACAATACATTTGTCGGTTGCGACGTTTAACCAACCATTGCAACCCGTATTGTTAACCGTAGATTTACCAACAGAAAAATAATAAAGTTATGGATAAAGAAACATACGTAAAGAGAGTTCAAGAATTGAACCACATAAGGCAAAAGGCTTTGGAGTACAACGAAAAGGAAAAAGCCAAAGCGGATGAAAGCTACATAAAAGAAAATTGTCCGTTTAAAAAAGGCGATAGAATAAAATACAACGGAAAGCCCGGAAAGATAGAAGTTATCAAGGCAGAACACAACGGCAATTTTCGTATGAAGTTAGGTTTGACAAAAAGGACGGTACGCCGTCAGTTAGGGTAACAAGTGTTTACCCATTGTTGAAAACCGACAAAATGGAAAAAGAATAAAAAACGCCCCGGAATTATAACCGGGGCTTTGCCGTTTAGGTACCGGAACGAAAGAAAGCCAAAATAAGTCCCGTAGGGCGACGAAAATACAAAAGACAATAAAAGTATCAAGTAACAAACAAAACCCGCTTAAAACGAAAATTCCCCGAAAATAACAAGCAAAGGGAAAGCGACGTTTGAGAGGAAAGCAAAGCGAAAGACTTTGCTGTTATAAAAAGGTTTAAAAGAATGGAAGCGAGTAAAAGACAAAGGGGCGGACGCCCGAAAATGTGCAAACGAACAAAAGACCAAAGGGAGTTTGATTTGGCTTTTTGTTCAAATCTGTTTTTACGTGGTTACACGTATAGGGAGATTTCGGAAAGACTGAATGAGGAAAACGCCCGGCGTGGCGTCGGTTATACCATAACAACACAAATGGTATATTGGGATATGCAACAATTGCTAATTGAGTGGAAACGTGAACGTATGGAAAATATAGACGATTACGTTACGCAGGAATTGCGAAAGTTGGATAAAATGGAGGTTGAATTGTGGGAGGCGTGGGAACGTTCCAAGACCGGGAAAACGAGAGAGAAAAACAGACAGAACGCAAAGCCCCGTAAAGTTTTGGAGGATGGCGATAACCCGGAATATTACGGGTATGAGGAAACCACAACGGAAACGTCCGCCGGGAACCCCCGGTTTTTGGATTTGCTTTTGAATGTGCAGCAACGCCGGGCAAAGATGTTGGGATTTGATGCACCAATTAAAGTTGAGATTCCGGGAATAGAAAAAAGCATAAACGGCGATGCACCGCAATACGATGTATCAGCAATCCCGGAGGATTTATTGTTTGCGGTCGCCGATAAATTGCAAACAGCAGAATATAAAAAACAATTAGCAGAAAAAGGAGTAATTGACGATGGTACGAACAACAGAGAATAATATCAAGAAAAAAGATGAACCGAAACCCGTACACACGTGCGGGAATTGTGGTTGGGGTAAATATTATTACGACCATTCAAATTTGGATATGGACGGGAACCCAATTTGTTTAAAATGCCCGTTTGTCGAAAATCGCAGTATGATACGTTCGGAAAAAGCGTGCGACAAATGGAAAATGAAACAATAAATTGGTCGTTTTTTAAGATTTCCGGTTTTTAAGTCAGAAAAAATACGGGGGTAAGACAAAAATATATGGTTTATTTTTAAGAATTAAACAAAATGGATAAAGAACAATTGCTTAAAATGTATGCAGCATTGAAAAACAACCCCGGCGAGATAGTAAAAGCGGCGGCACGCCATAGGCTGATAAACTTTGCCCGGTACATGCAACCGGATTTGGCTTTGGAACCGTTCCACGTCGTTTATTATACGCTATTGGATAAGTTCGCCCACGGGGAAATAAAAAAAATGATTGTGCAAATGCCGCCTCAACATGGTAAGGAAATATCAGATAATCAGATAGTTGCTACCACTAAAGGGCTAAAAAAACATGGTGATTTAATTGTAGGGGATTACGTGTTTGGTAGGGATGGAACACCGGTTAAAGTCTTATGGGTGTCAGAAAAAACAAGAAGCGAATATGTAGTTTCTTTTTCTGATGGGGCAAAGATAGAATGTCATGGTAATCACGAATGGACGGTGTATAATAGATTTCGACAGAAAGAGGAAACTATAGAAACGAAACATATGGCATCCTCCACAATATATAATGGAGATGGAAAAAGAGGAAGCCGATATAAATACCAAGTAGATAGCAATGTTTGCGTAATGTTTGATAGTCGGAATGTAGATTTAGACCCATACGTTTTAGGAGCGTGGCTAGGAGATGAGGATAGCTCATGTGGGATTATACACATTGGCAATAATGATGTTGAAATAATAGGGAATAGTACATATAAGTTCAAAGAAAGTAAGGACACGACAACACGTAAGTTTTACAGCCCAAAATTGAATATTTTACTAAAAAATAATGGACTAATTAAGAATAAACACGTACCGGATATGTATAAATACAATTCAGTTGAAGTTCGCAAGAATGTGATTGCTGGATTAATTGATACAGATGGGTATGTGTATCACAGAAACGGACGTATAACCATATCCAACACAAACAAGCGGATTATAGACGATGCAGCATTTATATTACGCTCATTAGGTCAGTCTGTAGTTGTGTGTGAATTCAAACCTAGGGTTAGTAGTAGCGGAATAGTAGGGAAGAAGATAGTATATCAACTCTGTTTTAATCCTACAATGACTTTCCCGACAAAAGTAAAACGTAAGAAGATAACGAAATTGTCTATAAATAAGAAGCGTGCTATTGTTTCTATTGAACGAAAGGAGGGATTGGGTTATGGTAATTGCATCCAAGTAGATGGGGGTATCTATCTGGTTGGAGATACGTTTATTCCTACGCATAATAGTGAGGGTTCAAGCCGAAAATTACCCGCTTTTATGTTGGGATTGAACCCGGACACAAAAATTTGTATTGGTTCGTATGCCGCCACAATTGCAAGGGATTTTAACCGGGACGTTCAACGAATAATTGACACCCCAAAATATCGGGAAATATTTCCGAAAACCTTTTTGAACGGTTCAAATGTGGTAACGATGGCAAACACGTATTTACGAAATTCTGACGTTATAGAAATGGTTGGGCATAAGGGTTCGTTGCGTGTTGTAGGTCGTGGCGGTGCGTTGACGTCAAAGACCGTTGACGTTATGATTATGGACGACGTTTACAAAGATTATTCAGAGGGTAACAGCCCGATTGTACGCAATGCGGCGTGGAAATGGTACACGACCGTTGTAAAAAAGCGTTTGCACAATAAATCGCAAGAACTGATTGTATTTACCCGATGGCATGAGGAAGATTTGATTGGTAAGATTGAAAAGGGAGGCGAAAAGATTATTGATATTAAAAGTTGGGACAGCATTAAAAATATTCCGGATGGTGCATGGGTTCGCATAAACTTTGAAGCGTTGAAAACCGGGGAACCAAACGAGATTGACCCAAGGGAACCGGGGGCGGCTTTATGGGAGAGTATGCACAGCCGGGCAAAATTGGAGCGTGAAAGAGCGTTAGACCCAATACAATTTCAATGCTTAGACCAAGGAAACCCCGGAAGCGCAGAGGGTAGATTGTACCGGAACCCGTTCAGAACGTACGTTGACAAATCAGAATGGGGAACGTTCGTGCGTAGTGGTAATTATACAGACGTGGCAGACGAGGGCGACGACTTTACATTTTCGGCGTGTTATGACGTTTACAAATCCGGTAATGAGGCATGGAACGAACAAAAGAAACGGTTTGAACCGATTTTGTATGCGCTAATTACTGACATGGTATTTACGCAGGAAAATACAGAAGTAACAGCCGTTACCGTCCCGGAAATGATAAACCGTTGTGGAACGCAAAAAGCATGGATTGAAAGTAACAACGGCGGTGCCGGGTTTGAAAAGTTGATACGTAAAAAGATAAAAGCGATTTCCGAACCATTTTACCAAGGTGCCAACAAGGAAAGCCGCATTATAACAAATTCGGCAAGCGTCAACGCCCAAATCATAATGCCGTTAGGATGGGAGGAACGTTTTCCAAAGATACATGAACACGTAACCGGGTTTTTGCGTGATTTCCCAGCAAATGAGCATGACGACCCGGAGGACGGTTTGACCGGAATATATGAAAAGGAATTGGCGGACGGCGATACAAGACCATACAGCCAAGCAACAAGGGGCATTAAACGCCGTAATTAGCATTTCATTTCATATATGCAAGGATTTAGCCGAAAATATTATAACTTTGCAATAAGTAATGGGGCAAAGGGTTAGCCCCCGGAGATAATAACAAAAGTTTTAACGTTAAAAAATTAAGATTATGGCTATTTGTAAATGCCCGGCAGCAGCAGCGCTGCCAAACATTCCAAACTTTACGTGTGCCGAGAGTTTCGGACAGATTCAGAAAGTAGCGTTTCAGAGATTGTATAAAAGCACCGGAGAAAAAAATTCATTTACCACGACGGCGGGTATTACAAAAAAAGCGTCATGGACGCCGTTGTTATCGGCAGATGACGACACAAAGATTGTTGTTTCCCCGTACATTCAAGCACCAACAGCAGAAGCGGGCGCACCCCGTACATTTGGAGGAGGAAACGAAACGTTGGGAGGTATTGAGGAAATTATAGGACGTGAGCCAACCCCATTTACGGCGGTTATGCGTAAAATGCCGCAATCACTGATTAAAGCATTGAAAGATTTGCAATGTGAAAGCGATTCCCAAAATTTGGGGGTTTATTTGTTTGATGAAAACGGCGCAATTGGTGCATTGCAAGACCCGACAA